AATCCGTTCGAAATGGATTTTGGTGATTTAGGTGGCGTCAAGGGATACTATATCCTCGATCTTGAAACACTAAAGTATGATTTCTTTGAGAATAATATATCACCGAAGCATAAAAAAATCTCCCTCACAGAACTAACAAATGCAAAATCACTTACTGGTGCAGATATTAACGAGATGGTAAAAGGTCATTTCGTAAAATTCGTTGTAGACAAGAAAGCCAACAGCGATGCTATTGATGCACTAATACAAAAATTCTCCGTATATAAGCCGCTATCGTTTTCAACAGATTATACATACATAGAAAATAACTATAATGTTGACGATAAAGGGTATGAGTCAACAGGTGTCAATATGCAGGCAACAATCGAAGAATTTATTAATGTACTAGATATTGATAATAAAGAGAATATAATCAGGTATTGTGCAGATCTTTATAAGCGTGCTTGTGGAGTATGAAATATATTAATTTCAAGACAATAACGATAAAGAATTTTCTTTCTGTTGGTAACACGCCTGTTTCTGTAGACTTCAAGCGCGGTCTTCATATTATCACAGGAATTAATAAAGACAAAGAGGACCGTCAAAACGGCGTCGGTAAATCAACTATTGCAGATGCTATCAATTTTGCTGTTTTTGGTGAAACTCTTAGAGATCTTAAAAAAGAATTTATCGTTAATAGTATTAACAAAAAAAATTGTGAGATCGTTCTAAACGCTACAATTACACAATTTGACGTAACAGAAGATATTAAGATTGTACGAACGTTAGAACCTTCAAAATGTTTTATATACATTAACGGTGAAGATAAGACTCGCGATAGTATTTCAAACACAAACGACTTCATTATGAAGAAGTTTAACTGCACACCTGAAATATTTCAGAACTGTGTTATTATGACCATAAACAATACAACGCCGTTTATGGCAAAAAAGAAACAGGAGAAAAGAAAATTTATCGAAGATATTTTTAACCTCGGTATTTTTAGTAATATGTCAAATTTATTAAAGACCGACGTTACAGATAACAAGAAGGCACTTGATATTGAAGGTACAAGATATGAAGAAGTAGATAAGGTACTTGGAAGCTATATTCGACAACGAGATAATACTCTTGACGAACGAAAGCAAAAACATGAAAAATACACACAGCGTAAAATTAATAATGCTAATGAAATTGTCGAAGTCATAGAAAAAATAAATTTATTTAAAGAAAAAAGTATTGATAATATTAACGCTGCTATCTCAAAACTTAAAGACGCTAATACTAAAGTAGATGAAAAGATACAAGCTTGTAGACATACAAGAAGCGAGAGTCAAACACTAATAATACAAATTCAGAAACAAATAAGTGCTGTAGGTACAGATAAAGATAAATGCCCTACATGTCTACGATCAATTGAAGAGACTGATAAAAATCATATTAAGAAAGAGAAGCAAAAACTCACTAATGATATTGAAGAACATAAACAAATTATAAGTGACCAGACAGACGTTGAGTCTACACTCGTCATGAAACGTAACGACGTTAATACTAAGATTAACACTTTAGAAAATAGTATTCACGCATATAATCTTGAAATAAAAGATCAACAAAATCGACAAGCACGTTTAATTCAATTGAATGAATGGCAGACGATGTTAGATCAAGATTTAAAGGATCTTGAACAGGCATCAACACAATTTGATACATTAATTGAAGAAAAGCAACAAGAGCTTACAAGACTAACAACAGGTCTCAACACAATTAAAGAAACAACAAATATTCTCGATGTGGTTAAATTTGTTGTATCAGAAGAAGGTGTAAAATCATATATTGTCAAAAAAATACTTCAGCTCTTTAATAGTAAGCTTGCCTACTATCTTCAGAAAATGGACGCTAATTGTATATGCACATTTAATGAATATTTCGAAGAAGAAATTGTTGACATAAAGGGTACGCCGCGATCGTATTTTAATTTTAGCGGTGCTGAAAGAAAAAATATGGATCTAGCATGTCTCTTCACATTTATGGACATGCGTAGACTACAAGGTGATGTATGTTTTAATTTTAGCATTTATGACGAACTTTTTGATTCGAGTTTAGATGCTCGTGGAATTGAATTAGTTATCGGTGTATTAAAGGAACGCGTCGAAAAATATAATGAAAGTATTATGGTTATTAGTCATCGCAAGGAAAGTGTTAAAGCAGCTACCGGTGACGTTATTTTCTTAGAAAAGAGCAACGGTATCACACGACGCGTTGATTACTCAGATAGCGCTATATAATTATATGAACATGACACCAAGCCCGTTTGCCTCGCCATTTGCTTCACCGTTTGCTTCTCCCTTTGTGGCACCGTATGGAATGCAGCCATTACAACAAATGACACCAGATCCGCTTCCTCAACCTCCAGAGCTATCTTTAAAGCGTGTAATGAATTATTACGCTGATTATAGTGGATGTGGTTTTTGGCGCTTAATTTGGCCGGAGCATATTTTGAATGCACATCAAAAGATGGTTGTACACGGTAGTACAATGATGTGTTTTGATCCAAATTATTTCAGAGGTACAGAGTGTGTACGTATTCAACGCCAGGCAACTGTCCACCAACTTCAGTTTGTTAAATTTCTTAAAGAACTTAGCAAGCAATTAGGGTTTAGAATTATCTACGAAATTGACGATCTTGTCTTTAGTGAAGATATTCCAGAGTATAATAAATTTAAACCTGCGTTCACTGATCCTGAAATTCGTAAAACCGCGCAGGAAATTATGGAAATGTGCGATGAAATTACAGTTACTTGTGACTTCATGAAAGATTATTATATGGGTAAAACAGCTAATAAAAATGTTACTGTTATACCTAATTACCCACCAAAATTCTGGATGGGTAACTTCTATAATGAAAAGAAAATTTCTGATAATTATGATCGCTTTCAAAAGAAGCCAAGAATTCTTTACGCCGGCTCTGGTGCGCATTTTGATGTTGATAACCGTGTCGGGCAGAACGATGATTTCGCGCATGTTAATCGCGTAATTCGCGCTACCAAGGACAAATATCAATGGGTATTTCTTGGTGCATATCCATTGCCACTTCACGATCTTATTCAGAGTAGAGAGTTTGAATATCATCCGTGGGAGACCCTTTATAGGTACCCTGAAAAGATTGCTAGCTTAAATGTCCAGATGATGGTTGCTCCTCTTCAGAACAATACTTTCAATAAAGCTAAGTCAGATCTTAAGCTCGTTGAAGCCTGTTGTTATGGTCTTCCAATTGCTTGTCAGAATCTTGTAACGTATCAGAATGCACCATATAAGTTTGATACCGGTGAAGAGATGATTGACATTGTTGATGATGTTCTCTCCAAGAAAGGTCGCTATATGAACATTTCGTCTAAGATGCGTAAAATGGCTGATAGTCGTTGGCTCGAAAACGAAGACAACATTAACAAATACGTTGAGCTACATACACTTCCTTACGGACATAAGGATAGAAAGCTACTCAACGCCGTTAATGGTATTATAGCTTGATTGTGATAGCTGGTGGTAATATACTATAGGTGTGTACAGGAACGTTTCATATTCTCCGCAAGAACAGACAATATATCTCCATACTTGGAATGAAAGCGGTAAGAGGGTAACTATACCCTCTACATATGAACCGTATATCTATTTGGAGACAAATAACGCCCCGGACGCTGTAAGCATCTTTAATACAAAGTTAAAGAAAAAAAGATTTAAGAACCAATACGACCGTTCACGTTACCTCAAAGATAACAAGGTAACACGCGTCTTTGAAAATTTTAATGTTTATCAGCAATTCCTGATCGATACATATTGGCAGGAAAACGAGAAACCAGAGTTTACTAAGCATCAGCTGAAGGTACACTTCATTGATATCGAGACCGACTGTCATAATGTTAAGGATAGTAAAAAAATTAAAATTCGCAAAAAAACAATTTCTTGATATAGAGACGTATAAATAATTTAATGGATTATAAGTTAATATATCAAAGATTATGTCTCCGCGGGCAAACTAGAACCAAAAATAGTAATATATATCTCGAAAAACACCACATTCTACCAAAATGCCTTGGTGGAGACAATTCATTTGCTAGCCTAACACTTCTTACAGCCCGTGAACACTATATAGCTCATTACTTGCTGTGTAAGGTATATAACGATAGCAACATATCAGTTCGAGCTAAATTATCCTCTGCTTTTAACAGAATGTGTACGCTTAATACACATAAACGCCAATTTACATCGCGCCAATATGATGTTGCGAGAAAGTATTTTTCTGAAAATCATCATATGAAGAGTAAGGAGTGTAGGGATAAGGTTGCCCTAGCTCTTAGGAAGAAAGGTATAATTACAAGACAGCTTAGAGAGCAGCTGCTACCGCTGTGTAAGTGCGGTAGCGGTAAAAAGGTAAAAAATAAATACCACCAATATCTTTATAATCACTGGGACAGAAGTGTAACAAAATCAGGCTTTACAGAAGAAGTACGTAAACGGCTAAGCGAAAAAGCTATAAAGCGTATATTAAGCCTCACGGATAAGGAAAAGAAAGACAGATTACAAAAATCCTTGCATAGTGAGAAAGTGGATCATATTATGAGAGGTAGAAAGATATCTCTCTCTAAAAGAGGGAAGAAAACCAACCAACAAAATATAATGAGTGAAAGATTTGCGAATATGACGGAGGATGAGTTTTTATTATACTTAAACACAGTATCACCAAAGGTATGGACAAGATATACAAAATTAAGAAATAGATGTCTGAGCAAGAAGTAACATTAGGACACTTCCGTAATAATAAATTATGGGAACAAGACTACGAGGTGTGGGATGAAAAAACCGGTACATGGATAGATTATTTTTCATCATCTTATTCTATAGACACATCGTTTCCGAACCCCCAGGATCCCGATCATCCCATTAATATTATTACCATTTATGATACAATTACGAAGAAATTTTATTCCTGGGGACTTAAGCCTTATGCAGCTAAATCATCTGATGTTGTTTATATAGCATGTAAGACTGAAGAGGAATTACTACGTAAGTTTGTAGATTTCTTTAGCAAAGATTATCCAGATATTCTTTCAGGATGGAACTCAGAGTTCTTTGACGTACCGTATGTTATTAATAGGGTAAGAAAGGTTCTTGGCGAAGAGGCTATGCAAAGACTTTCTCCTGCAGGTTCATTACGTTCAAGAACGTTTATGGGAAAGTATGGTAGAGAGCAAGTCAAATGGCACATTGAAGGGCTTTCTTGTGTAGATTATCTCGATATCTATAAGCGCTTTTGTCAGACATTACGCGAGTCTTATAAATTAGATGCAATTGGTGAAATTGAATTACAAGAGAGAAAAATCGATTACGGTGATCAAAATCTTACAGAATTAGCAGATGGTGATTGGGATACATTTGTTGACTATAATATTCAGGACGTCAATCTTCTAGTGAGATTAGAGCAGAAACTTCAGTATATACAGTTATTGAGGATGATTGCGTACGCCGGTCTCACGACGTTTGAAGGCGCTCTAGGATCACTATCAGTTATTACCGGGCTTTGCTCCATACGAGCTCGGTTAAAAGATAAGCGTATCCCTACGTTTGTAAAGGATGTCAAAGAAGGTACAAAGAACGAAGGCGCTTATGTCGCTGATCCTCAGAAAGGATTCCAAGAGCATATAGTATCTCTTGACGCAAATAGCTTGTATCCAAACACGATGATCACGTTAAATCTCTCACCCGAGACAAAAGTCGGGAAGATTATTAACAGTACAGATAAAGATATAACAATCAAACATGTCAATGGGCAAACTTTTACACTCAATCATGATAAGTTTGCTTCGTTTGTTAAGCAGGAAGAGATAGCTATTTCAAGAGCTAAGATTTTATTTACACAAAAAGAGAAAGGTATCATTCCTGATACAATTGATTACTATTACAGTAAGCGTGTTGAAGTGAAGAAACAGCATACAAAAGCCAAGAAGAAGCTCCTTACTCTTAAGGAAGAGACACAAGAGCACAAGGATCTTCAAGTTGAAGTAGATCGGCTTAATATTCGTCAACATACGATAAAGATCTTGATGAACACTGTATATGGATACTTCGGTAACAAACACAGTCCACTCGGAGATGACGATTTAGCAAATTCAATCACGCTTACAGGGCAAGCAGTTATTAAGGAATCTAATCGTATCTTGACAGATTATATTAAAACGAATACCGGGTTATCTGATGAAGAATTGCAAGAGAATTCTCCTATTATCTATAACGATACCGATTCTAGCTACATTTCTATTAAGCATTTAGTTAAAGCGAAAAACATACCTGTCTTTGACAAGGACGGTAATGTTGCACCTGAGTACTATAGGGCTGTCGAGGAGATCGAAAACCATTTAAATAAGGAGATTATTGTATGGGGCAAGAATTCTATAGGATCAAAGGACTGCCGGTTAGTGTTCAAACGTGAAGCGATTGCAGATGTAGGTTTATTCTTAGCTAAAAAGCGCTATGTTCTACATACTCTCGATGTCGAGGGCATACCTGGTAAGAAGTTTAAGTATACAGGCGTTGAAGTAGTACGTACTACAATGCCTGCTCCTATTAAACCTTATGTAAAGAAGATTATTGAGACTATGCTTCTTACTAAGGACTACGCGGCTACAAATAAAATCTTTAACGAGACGTATGAGATTTTTAAGGGACTTCCTCTTGAAGATATTGCTTTTGTGATGGGTGTAAGAGGATATGAAAAATACGCTAACCGATGCAGCGGCTTCGAGACAGTAAAAGGAATGCCCAAGCATGTTAAAGCTGCGTACTACCATAATATTCTTCTTGATAGATTTGGTATTGAAAGAAAATACGAAAAGATGGCGTCAGGAGACAAGGTACGCTTCTTTGAAGTCAAAAAGCCAAATAGCTTTGGATTATCTGTTATTGGCTACAAATACTACTATCCAAAAGAGTTTCAATCAGCATTTGAGATTGACTATGAGAAGATGTTTGAAAAGATTATCTATTCAGTTATTGAACGCTTTTACGAAGCTGTTAATTGGACAGTAAAGAAGCCCGGTAATGACGCGCAAATTGATCTTTTTGATCTTCTTGGTATGAATTAGTTGATTTTAATAATCGATAGCTTAATATATAAGAGATATGAGCGAAACAAAACTCCTTACCTTCATTGATCACATCGGCCGCACCATTATTGGCGAGGCTGTTGGTGATGTAGACAACGGTGCGTCCTTTCTTGTAAAGAACCCCGCTATTATTCACGTCCAGCCAACTCAACAGTGTCAGCTTAACGTTCAGACTATTCCTCTTTATTTCCGCGAATTCGTCGGTGATAAGTCAAAGGAAAACGGCACGACCTGGAAGTACCATTATGCTAACGTCGTCGTTGGTGTCGATGTCGATAACGATCCTCGCCTCGTTGATCAGTATAGCAAGCTCTTTACAGCCCCTGTAGTTACACCGACTACCGAACCCGCTGTAGTACGCCTGTTCGACGAAGAATAAAAAACCAAATAATTTTGATGAGTAAACCGTAATCTGCTCTCAAAGAAACCAGATTAAACACCCGGCTTAAGCCGGGTGTTTTTTTTTTATTTTATACTCTTGATTACAAATAATACGATAGTATAATAGGTACTATATGAGTAAAGAGATTGATAATATTTTTAAGAAACTTGACGCAATGAATAGCGAAGCAACGATGCTTGATGAGAATGCATTATCAAATGTTGATACCTGGTATGATACCGGGTGTTACGCGCTCAATGCTATTCTTGGCGGTAGCTGTCGTAAAGGAGGCATACCTAAGGGTAGAATTGTAGGATTTTCAGGTGAGTCGATGACTGGTAAGACATTTGTTGTGAATAAGATTCTCGCTAACGCTCAGAAGCAAGGCGTTATTCCTGTCATCTTCGATACAGAGTTTGCTATTGATGAGAGTTCGACGAAGGGAGTAGGTCTCGATGCTAGTAAGACGAAATATGTACCAGTTTATACAGTTGATCAATGCCGTAATCAGATCTCTGGATTCCTTGATAGTGTTATTGAAAGCAATCAGCAAGGTAAGTTTATTATCAGTATTGACAGTCTTGGCAACCTTTCATCACAGAAGGAAATTGATGATATTGCTAAGGATAAATCAGCTATGGATATGGGTACCCGTGCTAAGTCGCTTAAGTCGATGCTTCGTACGCTTACCTATAAAGCAGGTAAGGCCGGTGTAACGATCATGTTCACTAACCATACTTACTCTGATCCCGGTGCTATGTTTCCAACACTTGTAAAAACACAGTCTGGTGGGTCAGGGCCTGTATATATGGCTAGTATCTTGGTACAGCTTGCCAAGCGTAATGAGAAGGAGGGAGAGGGTGATTCAGGTAATCTTAAGACTGATAAGCTTGCTGAGGCTAACAAATACTCAGGCGTCACACTTCGTGCACTAACAGTGAAAAATCGCTTTGTCCCACCGTTTTTAGAGGCAGAAAT